CTGCTGTCTCACACGGCGCTCAATGGCCTGAAACTCAAGCCATGCGTCTTGCCCGTAAGTATATGATATTAATTGCATTAATTCCTTCCGCTGTTGCTGGCACTGCTTCTGCGCGGCGAAAATATCGATGGCACTTTTCTGAGTGTCCTTACCGAACAACGTCTTGAAGACACCCGGTGGTTCATTAGCTTTCTCAGCAGCGTAAGCAATATCAGAGACAGCTTTACCCCACTCCGAGAGTTGAGATGCCATGTCTTGTATTTCACGACCAGCAGCAATGCCCTGCTTAAGCATTGAGAAAGCTTTGCTCCCAACGCTGATTGCCATGCCAATGCTAACTGGGTCGAACATTTACAAGCTCCAGAGCATCTCAGGTGTCGTCACAGCACCGCGATGATAAAGGCCAAGAGTTCAGAATAGCGCACACCCATGAGGCTCTTCTCCTCGCCAGTTTGTTCGTCAGTCCAAGTGCTGTTAATGAACATGCCATAGCGGCCAGCGTCCAGACCTTCAGCCGTAAAAGCATCTTGCAAGTCTTGCGCGATAATACCGAAGTGAATGCGGGCGTCTTCGCCTTTTTTGGCTATAGCCGACTTCAAGCGATACTTCCGCAGAAGGCCCTTACAAGCAACAGCCACGCGCCGTTCAGCATCGTTGAGTTCTTCGATGTCCTGCTTTTCGGTGCGGTCGGAGGTGTTGATCGTGCCGACAGTGGCGAAGACGGTGTCCCATCTGTTTCCGCTGTTCCCAAGATCAATAGCACCTGAACGTCCTATTCCAGCCGTCCCGCTTGGAACTATAGCATCTCCACTCGGAAAAAAGGTAAGAGTGGTGTCGCCGCTGCCAACATAAAGAGTGCCTACGCTGGCACTGCCAATAGCCCCCACCGAAGTGCCATCTCTAAGAAAATCAACAATAGTACCATCAGTAGACAATCTGTTGAGGTTTAGAACGTCGCCACCACTCCGAGTAATTCGTGTTAAACCAATCCCCCAAAGTTCAACGCCCGCTGTTGAGCCTGAAGTGGCGGTCTTTCCAACCAATAGGTCACCATCCGAGGTAATACGAGCGCGTTCCGTTTCATCCACCTTGGCAATCAAAGCAGTCGCAGCATTGATCCCATTCGGGAAGTCAGGCGCACCAGTGCCAGCAGCGTCAGTGATGGAGTTAGTCTGGATCGTGGACATTAGTTGGCCTCCAATGCGGTCAGGCGGGTCTTGAGGTTGGCAATCTCAGCCAATGCCTCTTGCAGTGCGGCGGTCAGGAGCGGCACCAGTTTGCTCTGGTCGATGCCCTGATACTTGGGGTTGCCCTCGTCGTCCACTTCATCCTTGGCACCCGTCACAGCTTCAGGGACAACAGCCTGCGCCTCATGCGCGAGGAAGCCGTCAACCCGTGAGCCGTCAACCTTCCATGCGAAGTTGACAGGCTTGAGCGCCAGCACCCGCTCCGAGGCACCCGCCATGGGTTGCCAATCTTCCTTGAGGCGGTAGTCGGACGAGGTGTTGTAGGTGGTGGCAGTAGTGGTAACCGAAATTGACCCTACGGTCACACCCTGTCTACGAAGGTCTACTGCGGACCCGTTAGATGTCAGCCTGTTAAAAACACCAGATGCGTCAGCCCTTGACCCCCAAATAGTACCGGCGGACTGAAGCGCGATACCAGCCGTGTTACCCCCCGTAATGTTTGAAAAATCCGTCGTTCCCACCAACAGATGCCCCGCTGAGTCGATGCGGGCGCGTTCTGAAAGAGAAGTCACATCAGACTGAGGAGAGCCGCCCGTTGTCCAAAACCGCAAGGACCCGTTATTGCTGTCCGTTACAGCCGTGGCATCAATCCCTGCAACAGTTCCGTTGACGGTGCTAAACCCAATCTGGCCGAGAGTTGATGCGCCGCTGTCTGTCTTTGCCAACAGAATTGCGGAACTTCCTGCGGTTCCAGCAAGGTGCAGCTTTTTACTTGGGCTTGCCGTCCCAATCCCCACGTTGCCCGAGGAGTTGATCCTCATGCTTTCGGCCCCGCCCTCAGAGAAGGCGATGGTATCAGCCGCAGGAAAGAAGATGCCCGTGTTGCTGTCGCCTGTCGAGTAGATGGCCGGAGCGCCCGCGCTACCCGCAGGAACCTCGTTAGCCAAGCCAGAGACGTTCACCGTCCCCGTAGCATCCGGCAGCGTAAGCGTCCTGTCCGTGTTGGTGTTGGGCGCTGCGATGGTCAAAGCACCCGTGCCAGAGGCGTTGCCTTGGAGTTTGATGAGCGACATTAGTTAGCCTCCTCGGTCGGGTAGGGATAGCGCGCCTTGATCTCGGCAACCTTGGCTTCCCATTCAGCGGTTGTTGCTTCGCCGCGCTGCGACATAAAGAAGAGGGGATCAGCTTCAAGGGTGTAAGCTGTGCGTCGAGCAGCTTCTTGTTCAGCTTTGGTAGGGACGTAAGCAGGAGGTTCTACATAATCAGCCGTAGCCGGGTCTGCGTCCATTGTGGCGTGGAGTGCATCCGTGTCGAACACGGCCCCGGTATCGTTGGGGTCGCAGGTGAACGGTATCCACCCGAAGGTCTCATGCTCAATCTCGCAGTCGATCCAGCCATTTGCGAGGCGCTTTGCGTTTCTGTATTTCATCACGAAATCCTCAAGAAGAGAGTTGCAGGACCACCCGTGACAATTGACTTGCCCATGTTGCGCCAAGTGCCTGCGAGTGCTGACCCTGAGACATCTCGACTGTCCGAAAGTCTGAGGCTTGAGCCAGCAACCGTTGCACTTTCGTTTATTGTTGCGCCGGACTGGTTATTGCAAAATGCAAAAGTCCCAACAGAGGCGGTTGTAAACCCAGCCGTAAGAGTGCCAACGCCTCCCCAAGTCGGAGCAGCACCAGAGCCGCCAGAAGTCAGCACTTGGCCAGACGTGCCGTAGTTTGCCCCGCCGATGCCAAGTTGGCCTGCGGATGCGATGCGGAAACGCTCTGCACCGTTTGCAAAGAAAAGCATGGGATATGTTGACGCGCTAAGAATAGTGTTAGCACCATCCCCATGATACATCTGCATACCAACAGTGCCGTCTTGTCTTTTAAATTGAACACCGCCAGAGCGATCTGCTTGCGCCGGATTGTCGCCCTTCAGTTCAAGCGTTGTAATGCCTGTAGAGATGCGGGTCGGATTGTCAGTACCAATCCCCACGTCACCCGCAGAGGTGATCCTCATGCGCTCAGCCCCAGCCGTAGCCACAGCCACAGTATCCGCAGCCGGGAAGAAGATGCCCGTATTGGTGTCCTCGCCCTGAACCGCAGGGGTGCCAGCACTGCCGTTGGTGCCAGCGATGCCAGTTGTGCCGTTGATCGTGACAGTCATAGGATCACCCAATTAGAGCCAGTAGGAATGGTGACGGTTACACCAGAGTTTACAGTGATAGGGCCTGCGCTAAGGGCGTTCTTGTTGGTCGTGATGGTGTAATTACTGGTTACAGTCTGACCGTTCTCAATAAAGACTTCATCCGTACCACCACCAGTTGCACCACCACCGACAGAACCCCAAGAGGTACCGTTGTACCCTTCAAACTTAGCGACATCAGAGTTAAAGCGGAAGTAGCCCGCCGCAGGTGAGCCATCACGTTGTGCCTCAGCGCCGACAGGAATCTTAGCCGACCCAGTGTCAGAAGTCTTTTCTACCCGATCCGCGTTAACGAACGTTTTGATCTGAGTGCCTGTGACCTTCTTAGAGGTAAGGCTATCATTGACCTCGAACTCCTGCGTACCAGAGGCAGAAGCGGCGGCTGGTAGTTGGCTGATCTTTACGTTAGCCATGAGTTAGTAAATCCTTTTCCATCTTCCAGTGAGATACTTATAAGCCTTCTCAGGAACGACCCAATCATTCTCGTATTTGACGTACGGTACAGCACGGAGCCAAGAGGACTGATACTTAGCGTACGGTTCACTGACGAAGAGAACGACAGAAGGTTGAGAGATTATGGACCCGTACGCCGTGTTAGGTTGGTACCCAGAAACGATACGAGTATCACCTTCCTCAGTAATCCTTACGTCACCATTCTCAAGCAGTCTGATTACGTTTTCATCTTCTTGGTCGAATAGTCCATACGCTACCAGCTTAGGTGTCGCAGAGAAGATACCCTCAGCTTGGATATCCGACGAACCTGCAAACTTGAACCCTGCAACAGAAGCGATAGAAGACGCACCAGAGAGGCTAGTCGCACCGGGCTGAATCCTTACTCCTGAAGAGGAGAGTGTGCCTGTAGCGGTCCCTACGTGCGCTCCTGAGGCTACTAGGTCACCATCTACACTAGCAGTACCTTGGCCGTTAAGAGCACTACGACCAAAGAGAATAGCTTCGCCTACAAGGAGGGTGCTACCCGTTGACGACAAACTGACTGAAGCTAGTATCGTAGCGTTACTGACAACAGACAGTGAGCCTTGAGCCGTTAGGTCTGCAAAGCCATCATAGAACCTTTCGGTGACCCTAGAATCCCCATCTTCAAGGATACGAAGGTCACCACCCTCTGTTACACGATAGCCTTCCATCCTAACCTCCTATGGATTAGGCGATGGTAAGGTCAATGTTACCGATTGCAAATTCCAGAGTGTCGCCGTCAGCAATAGTCTTAGAAGCCGTCATAGCACCGTGCCACAGCAGGTTGCCCGTGGTCAGCGCATCGAAGATACCAATGTGAGTAATGGTACCCCAGCTACCGCCAGCAGCCGTAAAGGTCACAGCACCTGAGTTAGAAGTGGTACCACCGGGGGTCGATGCTGCAGCAAACGCCACAGTCTGACGCGAATAGCCATTACCCGACACCTCAGTGCCACCACCCGAGTCAGAAGGGGCAGCGGTATACAGGGCGACGTACCAAGCAGTAGGACGAGTAGCACTACCAGTGGTCATTAACCAATCCAGTAGGAGCTTCTCCGAGTAGTCAGATAGAGCAGCCATATGATCCAGCCTTATGCAGTTGTGACTTTGAACCAGATATCCCCGTTAACACCACCAGAAGGGGGTTGAGGACTGATTGTCGTTTTATTAACCAACGTGAATACGTCGACACCACCAATAGTCAGGCCACCAGCATTCAGGATGTCGTAGCCGTTCATGTCGAAGTCAGCGTTCATAGCGTTAGGCAGACTACCGTCCAACGACACAGTATTGTCAAAGGCATCACGCAGAGCTTGGAAGTTCTGGTTGATCTCCGTGGTGGAGTTAAAGCCTGACGTAACGTTGTTGATGGATGGTTTCTTAGCCATGACGTTATTGAACCTTGATCCCTAGACGCTCCGCATCCTCAGAGAGTAGCGACAGAGCTTGCTGATTCATTTCTTCTTCTTCCTTGGCCTTCAGTTTCTCTTTAGCCTTAGAAGCACTCTTGTCGTCAAGCCACCCACGCTCCAAGAGAAGCTTAGCAGCACCAAACGAAGAACGGCCACCCGTACGCATCTCATCTGCGATAGAACGAATAGCCTCAGACTTAATCTTAACCTCGACTTCCTTACGCCACGCCTCTACGTCTTTCTTGATGTAGTTGCTATTGGACAGTTGAAGCCAAGTCTCCCACGAACCGAAGACAGCCCAAGCGAAGGTGTACTCCGTAGGGTCTGTGACACAGTACGACAAATACAGCTTACGCAAGGAGGTGTACGTCTTACCCTCACGCACAATGTCAGCTTCCTTGAGGGTGAAGATAACGTGCTCAGGTTCGAAGTACGAAAGCTCCCAGAAGAGAGACTTGGTGCGTAGCTTACCTTGTGACGTACGTAGCTGGGTCTCTGTGAAGAGCAACGTGGTTATTCCTCTTTGTTTACGTAAGAACGAATCACTTGTGGCAATTATACCACAGTAGAAATACGTTTGTCAACCCCCTAGCCTCTATGTTCTGATTACGACACAGATGATCTGTATACGACAAAGATAGGGCTTGACAGAAGTGAAAAACCTGTGTATAATAAAACTGTCCTTTGGCGGACCCTAGTATATAACTATAGTACTCTTCTCCTCAAGGTTCACTCCTACGTTATACTTAAGGAGAAGCTACAGATTCTGCCACAGGTTGGCCTTAGGTCAGACTGATGCAGATTCCTTGGCAGTACGTAAGTACAGCGTCTGTAAGATATCCAATACCTAAGCACTACTCATGCACCCCTATGGTTCACTCCGTAGGGGTTTCCTCATTTGTTGTCGTCATAGAACTTACGTAGAGCGTAGGGATACCCTGTGGGTTCAGGAATTTTTATGAGAAAATCTTATGGTGCATTTCATGAATATGGCATGGCCCCCGTAACCCCCGGTCCCGGCAGGGACACCCCCTCGTGTTGCATTCGTGTCACGCATGGGTCCGCTTGCGGACTGTCCTGTGTTGCCAAAGTATCACAGCCCAGTAGGTGTTGCATTTGTATCACATAGGTAAGCAATGCTGTCCTATTGCCTTGCAGGTCAAATACCCATGCAACACATTCAACTTCCCGCATGTATCTGATTACATTCAAAGATTCACATATGTGCATGTATGAACAGACCTGAACGATACACATTCACATATCCGCATGTTTGCACATGTGCCAGCCAAGGTAACACATTCACACATTCGAATGTTTGCATCCCGCCCGGTCCGTGCGCGTGCGCGTATGTGCGCGTGTGTGATGCGTGCGCGTGTTCCTATTCCCGACGATCCCGAACGTTCAGACACAAGAACGAATCAGGAACGAATCAGTCTGACGTGAACGAATCAGGAACATTGTGTCGTATTCAAGAATGTGAATGTAAATAATCGTATAACCTATTGTTTTTGAACGATTCTTTTTTGTTTACTTTCCCGTCGGTATGTCAGAAATTTAACTCATCGAAAGCGAAACAACAACGGAACGCCAAGAGGGACAACAAACTCTGAATACAGCATAACCCGATAGGGGCCTAGGTTCAGGACGGCGTGCCATAGCACAAGGAACGACACAATGCGTATGAACATTCACGACGTGGTATCTGTTGAGATTGAGGCCACCGAAGAGCTAGGGTCAAGGACGAAGGTTCGCACCCTTATTGTGATGGATGTCAACGGGAACAAGTATGAGCTTACCTTGTTCGCCAAGGATGCCGCCGCCTTGCAGGTAAAAGTAGGGGCAATCTGATATGGCAAGCTACATCACAGACAAGCGGAACGTCAAAGCTATGGTGGCTGCACTGGAAAAGCTACCTAAGGCACAGGTAACGTGGTCAGATACCGGGGTGTACGTCAAGACACCTAAGGGGGCGGAAGTATTCCGGGCAATGGTGGGAAGCACTGGCAAGTATCTTGTGCGTCACCCTGACGAATTGTTTATCTGAGGGGCATGGGATGCTAACGGCTATGCTACTAGTCGCAATCATGGCGGGCTTTGTTGGCCTTGTCGTAACTCAGGAATAAGGGGAAACACTATGCAGATTGAACAGTTTACACTTCCCGCATCATGGGCAAGCTTTCTCATCAATGGCGATGCGTCGGGCCTTACCGATGATGAGGTGGCGGATATAGATGCAATGTTTGATGAGACGGTCAAGCAAGGGTATATTCGCTTTGAGGTTATGTCCTGCGATGATGAGCCTTACTTTACCCGGTACGTCGACTTTCTGCCCCGTGGGCCTATGCGTGAAGTGCTGGCCTATCAGGTGCGGACGGCATAAAGAAAGGTTGTCTTAGTCTGGGCATCTGCTAACGTAGGTGCCTAGCGTAAGAAAACCTAAACACAAGGGGACATGCTATGTCTTTTGTCGACAACATCCTGTCAGTCTATGCGCTGGCAACACCAGAGGAAATACATCACGGCATGTCATGGTATGCCGAGGCACAGGCTGATGCACAGGCTATCGCTGACGATTGCGAATTGCCCTTGCATGTGGTGGTAGGTGTCATCTCAGCTTTGTCGCCAACCAACCTATGGGGGCAGAACGTCAAGGACGCAAGGCTATTCTGCGAGACGTTTGTGAATGGCGGATACTATACTGACGTGAAGGCCAGCACATACAAGAAAATGTGGGAAAAGGCTTGGGCTATTCTTGAGGCGGTGCCTCTGGACTGTCAGCATGTGGCGACGATACTTAACGGCCCTAAGATAACGGATTTCTTCTGGTGCATCATGGGGCATGACAATTGCGTGATTGATGGACATGCTTGGGGCATTGCATACGCTGACCGCAGGGTTATGCAAGAGGTGCCTAGCATTGGCAAGAAAGCGCGGGCAGAATTGCAGGATGCCTATCGGGTGGCGGCACATACTTGGGGTTGCAAGGCATACCAGATGCAGGCAATCACGTGGGTTGCATGGCGTCGTATTCACGGCATTAGCTAAGGGAAGGGGAAAGACATGGACTATAACGCAATCATCTATGAGGCTAAGTTTGAGGCCCGTAAGTTAGGGCAGGCTTTCCTAGACGAATA